TAATCTTCAACATAGAAATTGGCAAGTAGGACTTAATTCAGATTTTACTAGGCAGAAAGATGGGAAAACTTTCTATTTTAATAATATACATGCAACTTATGACCAGTTAGCAGTAGAACTGCCAAACTATAAGTACTATACTGTAATTAGAAATCCACTAACTAGATGGGAAAGTCTATATAAACATAACTGTGATGAAAATTTTATAGTAGACTGGGATATTATAACTTGGACAAGAAAAGCAATAGCCTCATTAGAAAATGGAGCATACTTTGGTAGTATACAAAACTTAGATGAATTTGAAAGAAGTAGAGTTAGAATGGGCAGTTATCATGTTATGTATTTACCAGCATGGGTATACTATAGAGAGCCAGAGGTAGAAGTACATAGACTAGAAGATCAAACTATTTGGAATAGATTGAAATTGGAAAAAATTACTGCTCATAAATCTAAAACACAAATAGCACCTTATAATAAAGATAGGGTAAAAGAAATGATTTATAATTACTTTAAAAAGGATTTTGAAAGATGGCAGATGACAGAGTAAGCAGAGAAACTGCAGAATTAGTACCTCTTGCAGGACATACTTGGTATGTAAGAAAGATAGGGTGGTTATTAGAGCAAGATAAAGTTAAAGAAAATATTATGAATGTTCCACCAAATGAACCACTTAGGGAAGCATTAAAGAAAGAAGGAGTACGTTCTCCTTTTCTTTGTATGCCTAACTGGTATCCAATAGCAGGTAGTCAAAGACTAAGAGTTCTTAGTGAGATACCTGAACTACATGAACAAGAAGTAAGAGTCTGTAGATTTGATAAAGAGTGGTGGTTACATTACTATCTATGGGCAGATAAAGAGTTTAGAGATAAAGCAGTTGCTGTTTGGTTTCAAATGGCAGAATTAGTATGGAAGTCTATGTACTATGAAGACGACCCAAAATTTAGAGAGTATGAACGAATTGGCGATACGCTAAAGTGGAAACATCATGAAAAAAGGACAGAAAAATAGTTCTTGACAGCAATATAAAAATTTGTTATAATATATATAATTATGATAGCAGAAGAACTTTTACAGAACAAGAAAATTAAATATCGCATTAGTGGACAAGATGCCGTAATCTCGTGTCTGAACCCAGAGCATGATGATAGCAACCCAAGTATGAGAGTAGATAAAGTAACGGGTATATTCAATTGTTTTTCTTGTGGCTATAAAGGCAATCTGTTTACATACTTTGGCGCACCTGCTTCTCCACTAGAAGTTCGTACGCACAGAATCAAAGAAAAAATTAATAAAGTTAAAAGCGAAACTGTCGGTATCCAACTCCCAAAGGATAGAGTCCCTTGGAAAGGTGGTGGAATCAGAAATATATCTGAGGAGACTCTTGCAATATGGGGAGCGTTCACATGGAACGTACCCAATTTTGAGAATCGTATCATCTTTCCAATAAGGGATGTCCGAGGTAAGACAGTGGCTCTGATTGGTAGAAGTCTGGACGACTTTAGTATGAATAAATATTTCATATATCCGAATGGCGCAGAGATGCCGTTCTGTCCAGCAAAAGTAAAACCAGTGCAGAATAGAGTTATATTGGTAGAGGGCATCTTTGATGCTCTTAACCTTTGGGACAAAGGTCTCAAAAATACAGTGTGCTGTTTCGGTACACAACAAGTGAATTGGGTCAAACTAAGTCTATTGAAACTTCAAGGAGTTTCAGGAGTAGACATTATGTTTGATGGGGATGAGGCGGGTATAAAAGCAGGTGAAATGGCAAAAGGGTTAGCAGAACAACTAGAAATGTCTGCAAGAGTGATAAAATTACGAGAGAACGTAGACCCAGGCAATCTCACAAAACCAGAAATAGAAAGATTAAAGGAAAAGTTATATGGCTAAAATAGCAATAGTAGAAAAAACAATGTCAAGTACTAACTATGATAAGTACTTTGACTTCGAGCATGATAGGTACGCACTATGTAGTGATAGTTCAAAACAGAAAATTTTGAAAAGAGATGTTGATATAGAAATCGATATTGACTCGTACGATTGGCTCATTCTTGTAGGTTCAGAGCCTTTCAAAATGTACACTAGAAAGACATCAATAACAGAGTACAATGGAAAAATTGTTGATGATAAGTTTTTAGCATTGATTAACCCCGCAATGATAAAGTTTCGACCAGAAGCAAAGAAGTCATTCGAGGAAGCCATTGAGAGTATATCGGGGTATATAAGCGGAGAACTTAAACAAAAATCGCTAGGCGAAGATAAATGTTTTGGTATTCAAGATAGTGAAGAACTACATAAGTATTTACAAGAAGCGCTAGACCATCCCAATGATTTTATCGGACTTGACTCCGAAACTTCATCATTATATTGTAGAGATGGGTATATGCTAGGCTTTTCTATGTCTTACAAAAGAGAACATGGTGTATATGTAGATTGTGAGTGTATAGACGATAAAGCAGAAAAGATGATGCAAGAGCTGTTCAATAAGAAACGAGTCGTATTTCACAATAGTAAGTTTGATTTACAATGGTTTGAGTATCATTTCAACTTTGAGTTTCCACACTTCGAAGATACTATGCTTATGCACTACATGTTTGATGAGAACCCAGGTACGCATGGTCTAAAACAACTTGCTATCAAGCACACAGAATATGGCGACTATGAAGCAGAACTTGACAACTGGATTCAAGACTACAAGAAAAGAACAGGAGTACTCAAATCAGACTTTAGTTATGACTTAGTTCCATTTGAAACAATGAAATACTATGCCGCAATGGATGCCATAGTAACATTTATATTGTTTGAGAAATTTGAGAAGGCAATATTGAAAAATGAGAAACTATATTGGGTATATAAGAATATTCTTATAGAAGGAGTAAGATTCCTAAAAGATGTAGAATCTAACGGAGTACCTTTTGACCTTGCTCGACTAGAGTTTGGTCAGAAAAGAATGGGCGAAGATATACAGAAAGCAGTAGATGCCCTACAAGAGTTTCCTGAAGTAAAAGCATTTATCAAAGCCAAGGGTGGATTTAATCCTAACTCAACTCTACAGCTTAGAAGTCTATTATTTGATTATATAGGCTTAACCCCAACGGGTAAGAAAACGGGTACAGGTGCTGATAGTACTGATGCAGAAGTATTGGGTATGTTGGCAGAAGAACACGAAGTACCAAAACATATTCTTGAAATACGACAGAAAGTAAAAATCAAGAATACATATCTTGATAAAATTATTCCTAACCTCGATAGAGATGGAAGACTAAGAACAAACTTCAATCTACATGGTACAACCAGTGGTAGATTAAGTAGTAGTGGTAAACTAAATATGCAACAGCTTCCAAGAGATAACCCCACAGTTAAGGGGTGTATCAAGGCAAAAGCAGGGCATAAAATAGTTGCCATGGACTTAACAACAGCAGAGGTATACTGTGCCGCTGTACTTGCAAAAGACAAAGGATTACAAGAAGTATTTAAGTCTGGAGGAAACTTTCATAGTACGATTGCAAAACAAGTGTTTCGACTTCCGTGTGAAGTTGATGAAGTCGCAGAACTCTACGGAGACAAACGACAACAAGCTAAAGCTGTTACATTCGGTATTATGTATGGAGCAGGGCCGAAAAAGATTAGTGAACAGGTTACTAAAGATAGTGGCAGTGAGTTTACTATGCAGGAAGCTCAACATGTTATCAAAGATTATTTTGAAGCGTTTCCTAATTTACGAAGATGGTTGAATGATATGCAGAAGTTTATTCAAGCCAATGGTTTCATTTACAGTCATTTCGGAAGAAAGAGAAGATTACCAAATGTATTTTCGCAAGATAAGGGAATCGCTGCTCACGAAGTAAGGTCAGGAGTTAATGCACTTGTCCAGTCTGTATCATCCGACATCAATCTGCTTGGTGCAATCGATACACAAAAATATATTCGCAAGACTGGTATGAAAGCAAAGATATTTGCCTTAGTGCATGACTCCATTTTAGCAGAAGTGCCCGAAGATGAGGTAGAACTATATAGTCAGAAACTGAAAGAGTTTATTCAAAAAGATAGAGGACTGTCAATACCTGGCGCTCCAGTTGGTTGTGACTTTGATGTTGCAGATGATTATTCACTAGGAAAATTTGAGAAATTATACGGATTATGAGTAAATTTGGTAAAGCAATAGATAACGAAGTACGATATAATGGATTAAACATGTTTAAAGCATTTCTCGGAGGGATGGCTTTTGGAGCATTATTAATGGGGATATTATGAGTTTAGTAACAGTAATAAAACACTATGATGAATTAACAACTGATGAACTTTATAGAGTTATACAGTTAAGAATACAAGGATTTATAGTAAGAAATGGAACTTGCTATCAAGACCTAGAGGCATATTATGATAAAGAGCAGTGGTACATGATGACATATGACACAGTTCTAGGAATAGAGCCACAGTTAATGGTAGGAGTAAACGCACTATGTACTAATAAAGTATTTACAGGGGATGATGGTACGGAGTATCGTTATCCTGCATTTCGTAGACAAGCATGGCAAGACTCACACAAAGGAGGAGCTTCTACTTATGATTTAACAAATGGTAGAGAGTTTTGTAAAAAACAATTTGGTAGTCCGAATATGATGTGTGAAATAACCTACGAGCCTGGCAGACAGGTGTTTTTAGATTTCGGAATGAGAGAAGTAGGAACAAATATAGACCCAGCGGGTAGAAAAAATTGGGTATTTGTTTATGAATCTTAAAGAAAAAATACAAATTAGATTAGACCAAATAGAAATGCTTATGAACAAGGATTATCATTTAAAGAATCCTGATGAAGTATATAATCAAACACTACATGTAAGCAAGTTTTGGTCAATATTATCAGAAGAAGATAGAGACTTTATTCAAGGAGTTCAGTCTTCTATTGAAGAGGGATGGTCTTGGAAAAGTGAAGATAGTTGACAAGTATAAAATGATACAACCAATTAGTTTTGAAATTGATAGAGAGTATATGTTAGATATTAGCTATAAACTTAGATGGAATAAGTATATACATAAAAATGGAAAAGTAATACCAAATTATTTTTATGCACACTATCATGATGATCAAATAGAAGGCTTTATAGATACTATACCTTGTCTACGAGAATGTAAGTGGAGAAGTAGTTTTGTAAAAATGACTGGGGATGAACTAGAATGGCATACTGATAAAGGCTCTAAATGTGCAATTATTTGGGGATTACAAGGTTGGGAAGATTCTTGTACTCATTTTTTACCTCATAATCAAATACTAGGAAATAAACATGACCATATAAGAAAGTGGGTATATAAAGATGCTATTATGGACACACAAATTAAACACAGAGTAAGTTTAGGAAAACAAGGTAAGATAATATATAAAATCTCTATTTTAGATAAGAATTTTCAATGGTTATACAAAAAATGGATAAAGCAGTATAAAGGATTTAAAATAGTTGATT